CATAATTATCAAACTTGCTGACCTGTCAGGTTTCTGCAAGTTAAATTTGAACAAGTAATCCAGAATGCTCCCTCCAGTCCATTTTGTGTTGCTTGTTTTTTTATTTTACGGAGAAATAATATTGACCCAGTTACAATAGCGACTGGGGCTTTAACAGCATTAAAAGCTGCTGCCTCAGCCAGAAAAACTATAGGCGGCCTCATATCAGATATTGACAAAGTTTTTAATGCAGTTTCGGAATTAAAAAAACCATTAAAAAAACCCATGCTGGCATCAAAAGACAGTGTGGAAAAAATTGCTCTGCAACAGTTCGCCAACCAGAAAAAAGCAGAAGAGCTTGAACGTGAAATGCGAAACCAGGTGCTGATGCACTATGGCCAAAAAGGATGGGATGAAGTTGTCCGGCTCATGGCGAGTGCTCGCAAACTAAAGCAGATGGAGGCTATAGCAGCCCAAAAAAAAAGAAAGAAAGCATTTGAATTTATTATTGCCACAGCAGTGACAGTGGCATTCGGGATCGTTGTTATTATTGTGATGTTTATTATATATAAGGTGGTAAGCCGGTGATCATAGTCGAAAAAGAGTGGCATGCACGAAAAGAGCATGGATTGCCACCCCATCACAGTGTTGATGCGACTGATGTGGGGTTTAAATTTGTTAAGCCGCATGTTCCAGATCCTGGGTTTCAGTGTTTTTTAGATGGTGATTACAGCACAATGGAAGAGCACTTCCAGGGAAAGCGAGATGTCCGACAAGTTGTGACTCTCAAAGAGCTGCCCACTCAGGTGTCCTATAATTTGCCAGAAGTGCAGACTATTATTCTCAATGCACAGGTTACAAACAAAACTGCTTTTCTGTGTTGTGATGGGAGATATTTTAGAGATTTTGGAGCCAAACTTCTGGCCAGCATAAAAGGACCAGCCCATGTGCATCTAATGGATGCCGATCCGAGTTATGCAAAAAAAGTGATAAAACAACTGGACCGAGTTGTTGGTTTAACCATTGAACAACCTCGATCAGATCCGGCCTATTATCACAGTGTCCGGTTTATTCGCTGGTTTGAGTTTATGAAATCGAATGGGTGTACATCGGTTCTTCTCGATGTGGATGCCATAGCCAATCGGTGTCATACGGAACTGCCGGATGCTGAGGTCGGGATGCGATTACGTCCTGGACGATTAGAGCCCTGGAATGTCTGTAATGCCTCTGTGTGTATTGGTCGAGCCAATGCGTATTGGAAGGGTGTTGCTGATTATATTTATCACTTTTATGTGCGTAATCAGCTTATATGGCAGATTGACCAGGCAGCACTTTGGTGTGTATGGAAAAAACAAAAGCCTGAGATAACAGTTCTTGGTCCAAAAGAGGTGGACTATGACTACCAGGACGATGGGATTATATGGTGCAATTCGGGAGCACGAAAGTTTGATGACGATGATCCGGCCAGGTCAAAGTTTAGAGACAAGTTTGAACGGGTAAAGGTTGCATTAACGGACGAGGAAGAAGAACGAGAGCAATTAAAGACGCTCCACATAGCTGCGAAATCAGCTTTAAAAAAATTGCGAGTTGAAGAAGCAAAGCGGTTATATCTAAGATTATTAAGACGATCTTTTCATGGATTGCCTGGAAAACCTGAGTATATCGGTGAACCGACACCGGATGCACGAAAAGTTGAGAAAATCCTGTATCTACCGGTTGAGATTGCAGCCCGGGAGCTGCCGGCCCGAGAATGGCTGGCTGAGACCATGCACAAAAAAGGATTTCAAGTTGTTGTAGGCAACCGATGGCAGATGCAGAACTGGCATAATCTGCCACCTGGGATAATTCTATGGAAATCTGCAAACACGCAGGATGTGGGTGTGTTTACTGAAGCCATCAACTCTGGACATATTATTGCCTTGATGGATGAAGAGCTGTTTCCGATGCAACCGAGGATCGATCTATACAGACCCTCACTGGACACACGATGTTTAGACCGGGCTGATATTATTTTTGCTCATAATGAAAAGCAAAAAGAGCTTTATGAAAAGATGACCAAAACCCCAGTGGTGGTGACAGGTAATCCACGCAGTCTCTTAATCTCTACTGCAGAGAAGGGAGACCGGGTGATCATTTGCACAATGGCCGGCACATTAAACAATTTTGGTCGATCTTTCCAGGATATGGTGTCAACAACAGTTCGGATTTTAGGTGGTGCAACAGAAAAGACATTTGACTTCTTAGCCTATCAAATCAACCATGAGATCAATGGTTATGTGTGGACCAGGCAAGCCATTAAAGACTGCCGGTCTCTTAAACCTCTGATCCGCTGCCATCCCAGTGAGGATGTAAGTTTTTGGTCTGAGGATGGTGAGATTGATGATCGCACACCTTTTAACCAACGATTGAATGATGCACGTTGTATTGTGCATGTGTCAGGATGCGGAACAGGTCTTGATGCAACACTGGCCGGTGTTCCAACAGTACGACTTGGAGAGGGTGGACATGGACTCTCAGCTAAATTTGGGACCGGGTACACATATGACATTGAAACAAAAGTTGCGAAGGCCAAGGCAAAACGTAAACCAGAATATAATGATGTGACCTTGCCGGTTGCTCTTGAAGCCTTACACAGACAACATGCGTTTTCGTGCCCCTTTGATATTGCCAGAGCCTATAAAGCTCAGGACTTTAAACCAACAGAGTTTCACGAAAATAAATTTCCGATGGATCCTAAAGGCACATTGATTGGGTGGAGGACAGCGTTGTGGAATTAAAAACTCTTGCTGATCACAGTGTCAGGCAGACACAGCTGGGCCGGAAGTCCTCTGGACGATTGTTGTTTTGGGAGATGATTGAACGCACACGAAGTATCATGGCTCGACAGTTGCCGGATATATCGCAACTTGAAAACAGCCAGAAGGGGCGGCTCTTGATCTGCGGTGGGGGTCCGTCCCTCAATGATACTCTTAAAACGATTAAACGATTGGGGAAAAAAGGAAAAATCCTGGCATGCAATAAAACCCACGACTGGTTGCTGCATAAAGGGATCACACCGGATTATGGATGTTTACTGGATCCTAAACAGTGGGTTGCCGAGTACATTCAAAAGCCACAAAAGAACACAACATACCTGGTTGCCGGGCAATGCCATCCACTTGTGTTTGATGCCTTGCGTAAAGCCAATGTTGTGTTATGGCATGCTGGTGTGGATTACTACACTGTGGAATGGCCCACAGAAATATTAAAAAACGAATTTGCAAATCGTGACTGGAAAGTGGTTCCAGGACCGACAACTGTTGGACTAAGAGCTGTCCTGGTTGGGTATCTGCTTGGGTTTAGAGAGTTTCATTTGTTTGGATTTGATAGTTCTCTGACGAATAACAAAGCACATGCTTATGCAAAACCAAAACCACCAGATGCCAAAGAAGGCCAGATTGTGCTCCAGAGCAAGGTCGGAAAAGAAACCTTTATGACCAACTCTCACATGGCCAAACAGTGCATGGACTTTGAAGACCTCTTGGAAAAAATTGGGGATTTTATGAAACGTAAAATCTTTCAACCAATAGACATTACTGTGCATGGATCTGGATTGCTTCCAAGCCTTGCTGCTGGCTATGGACTGCATGCAGATGATGCCATGAATTTAAAGTGGTGCGGACGCAAAGCAGCATAATATATTGATGACATGAATGATGTTCAATTTTCATAATCAAACACTTACAGGTACACATACACAATGCCCAAACTTTCAAGGAAACCAATTTTAGATAAATTTCATAAAAACGATATCAGGAGACAACGAATACAGGCCACCAAGCTCATTGATTGTCTGCAGAAAAACGCATTCGGACAATTAGCTGAGGAGCTGAGTGTATCACGACTAAAATCCATAGAGATTTTATTACGCAAAACACTGCCGGATCTGGCGACTGTACAAATTGTCGGTGATGAAAACCGACCGGTCAAAATGGAATTTTCCTGGAGAGAGTATCAGGAACCAAAAACAATAGATGTGACACCGGAGAAATGACTCTTATCTCAAGTTATGCTCCTCGTATTGCATTTAAGAGTTTCCATGAGAGTGATAAGCGGTGGAATGTTATTGTGGCTCACAGACGAGCCGGAAAGACAACGGCTTGCATAAATCATTTAATCCGATTAGCAGTCAACAAACAGGATGGAAGGTTTGCTTTCATTTCTCCGTTTTACAGCCAATCTAAAGACATAGCCTGGCAGATAGTACGAGAATACACAGAGCCATTCATGTCACTGGGAGCAACTGTGAATGAGTCAGAGCTCAGAGTTGATATGCCTAATGGCTCACGCATTCGTCTGTATGGTGCAGACAACTATGATCGGTTGCGAGGGTTAGGTTTTGACAGTGTGGTCCTTGATGAGTATGCAGATATGGATCCTCGTGCCTTTGCAGAAGTTATACGACCAGCATTGAGTGACAGGCAGGGATCCTGCACATGGATCGGCACACCTAAAGGGCATAACAATTTTTATGAGATATATAAACGTGCTCAAAAGGATCCGGAGTGGTTTGCTCTGGAGTTAAAAGCCAGTCACACACAGTTACTTCCAGAAAGTGAACTGGTAGCAGCAAAACATGATCTCTCTAAAGATCAATACGACCAGGAGTATGAGTGTTCGTTTTCCGCTGCCATTCAGGGAGCCTATTATGGAAAAGAGATGAGAGAGGCCGAGGATGAGGGTCGGATTGCAAAGGTCCATTATGATAAAGCAATCGAGGTCCATACTGCCTGGGACTTAGGGATTGGTGACAGCACGAGTATATGGTTTGCACAGTTTGTCTCTAATGAAGTACGCCTGATCGACTTTTATGAGGCATCAGGAGTTGGTCTGGATCACTATGCCAAGATCCTAAAAGACAAGCCTTATGTGTATGGACAGCACATACTGCCACATGATGTGGAAGTGAAAGAGCTTGGCACTGGCAAAAGTCGGTATGAGGTTTTAACCACACTGGGTTTAACACCAACAGTGTGTCCTAAACTTTCTGTCGATGATGGGATTCAGGCTGTCAGGTCTATGGTGAATCGCTGTTATTTTGATGAGAACAAGTGTGAGCGAGGCATTGAAGCTCTGAAACAATACCGGTCAGCCTGGGATGAAAAAAACAAGGCATTTAAACTCAGGCCATTACACGATTGGACCAGTCATGCAGCTGATGCGTTTCGGTATTTAGCTGTGGGCTTTAAAGCAAAGAAACAACCAAAAGAAGTGGAGATTGATACATCATGGGTAGCCTAAAAAAAACACGACCAAAAGCAAAATCAGCACAATCATCAGTTAAAAGTGATTTAGAGGTTATAAAGAAAGTTGCAGCACAAACTGAAGTCAAAAGATATGACAGCTTGGAAAAAGGATTTGCCATTCATAAACTTAAAGCAAAAAGACTGGGTGATGACTGGCGGTTTAGCACTGGAGCCACATTGCAAGTTGATGTCAAACCAGTGGGTGATGATCTCATTAAGGTGGTTGAGTATATGACCACACACCAGGGCACACAGGTAAATGTGAATGTCAGTTCAATTTTACGGGGGGCTAAGTAAGTGGCCGAACCCGAAATGGTTTTTGACGCAATGGTTGATGAGTTAGAGCCCGGGGATCCGGGTGTTGAATACCAAAAGATCACAGAAACTGTTGTTGATCCGACTGAAACTGAGGGACTCTCAGAAGAGCAGCTGCGTATTCTTATAGGCTCTGAGATCACAGATGCGATGACATACATAAATGGCTCTGAGTTTATTGCTGATGATCGCAATCGTAACTATGAATATTACCGGGGCATCATGGACGATGTGCCAGCCCCACAAGGACGATCTCGAGTCACAGACCGAACTGTCCAAACCTACATCAATATGATGCTGCCTTCTTTGATGCGTGTTTTCACTCAGGGAAAAAACATTGCTGTGTATGAACCAGTGGGTGAAGAGGATGCAGACACTGCGGATCTTATCACACGTTATGTGAATGACTGTGTGTTTAGGAAGGACAACCAGGGTGAGATGCTGATAAGAGATTGGTGTTGGAATGGCCTGGTCGGAAAAGTTGGTGTCCTAAAATCATATTACAATGAGGATTACCAGAAGTCTGAGCAGACCTATGAGGGATTGTCGGATATTGAGTTTGCAGAACTGGTTGCACAAACAGACGCAAATCCAGAATTAGAGATTAAAGCCCACACAGTTGAGCAGATGGAAGGTCCAAACCCGATGATGCCGGGAACCACCACAGCTCTGTCGGTCCATGATCTCACAGTAGAAAGAACAATTAACAATTCAACAGTCAAAATAGAAAACCTGGACTGGGATGAGTTTGTAATATCCAGAGATGCAACATCCCTGGAAGATGCAGTTTTAAAATCACATAGAACATTTAAAAGAGCTGGTGATTTGATTGCTCTTGGCTATCCCCAGGACATGATAGAACAGCTGCCGACATACACCGACCGGGTGTATAACCAAAAACTAAATGATGATTACTACAGAGAGAGAGATCGCACAGACAGTCCCGATCCTATGCTGCGAGAAGTCCTGGTCCATGAAGGCATTATCAAATGCGACTATGACGGAACCGGTGTAAAAGACTGGTATTTTGTCGCAGGAGGTGGCGAGCAAGTTGATGTGATGCTGAAAATGGAACCCTATGCACATCAGGTTGTGTTTGCGGATTTCTGTCCTGAGCCCATCCCTAATATCTTTTTTGGTCGGTGTCCGGCTGATAGTTTAGTAGAAATACAAAAGGTCAACACAGTTATCACTCGCATGATGCTTGATAGTGGCTACTTAGCAATGACTCCCCAAAGAGAGGTTGTGTTTGACAACTTGGTTAATCCTGAGCAGTTGACCAACCTCTCGCCCGGGGCTCCAGTGTATGTCAATAAACCTGGAACAATCAGAGAGATCCCCATTCCCTTTGTCGGTGCTCAGGGTTTGTCAATGTTACAGCACTTTGACTCACAGGCAGAGGCCAGATCCGGTGTTTCTAAATCTGCAATGGGTTTAAATCCAGAGGTGCTGTCTAATCAATCAGCAACAGCAGCACAGATTGCCCAAAGTGCATCCCTTGGAAAAGTAGAAATGATTGCTCGTATATGGGCAGATGGTGGTATGCGTAAACTGTTTAGAGGTATTCTTAAACAACTTGTTCTGTATCAGGATTATGAACGCATTATCCGTATGGATGGTCGAGCTGTTGGCATAGATCCTCGCCAGTGGGAGATGTTCTCAGATATGGATGTCAATGTGACCACAGGCCTGGGAACAGGCAACAGAGACAGAGACATGGCAATGATGGGCCAGATAGTCGGAAAACAAGAAGCAATTATCTCACAGTTTGGTCCAAGCTCACCTCTTGTTGATTTGAATAAATATTCACGAGCCCTACAGGATCTTGCAGAAGCATCTGGTATTAAAAACCCAGAGTTATACTTTGGTGAAATACCTCCTGGGTATCAGTTGCCACAATCTGGACCAGATAAAGACATGATAGAGGCACAACGTAAACAGCAGAAAGATCAAATGGACTTCCAGGTTGATATGCTTTCTCTCCAGCTCAAAGCACGAGAGCTTGCATTGAAAGAAGCAGAGGTCAGTATTAAAGCCGGCAATGTTATGTCCCCTGCAGACATTCAAAAACTTACCATGCAATATGAGAAAATGTTGCTTGAGGCAGACCTAAAACGAGCCAAGATTGCAGCCGATGCGAATTTAAAACTTCAGGAGTTAGACATTGAAGCAAGGCTTGAAAAATATGCCATAGACAAAAAAGCTCGGTCCGGACAGGGTATCATACCGAATGATTGACCATGAGAAGATCAATTCAGATCATCTCTCTCAATTAATAGATCAGCAGTATTATATACAAGAACAAGCCTCACTTATTAAAACACTGAAAGTTGTATCAATCGAAACTCACAGGAGAAAGCAATGCCAAATGTTGGTGGAAAAAAATATGCATACACAAAAGCAGGAATGAAGGCAGCTTCTAAAGCAAAAAAGAAAAAGACATCAAAGAAAAAAAGTAAAAAGGCAAAAAGATAATGGCAAAAGGTGTCCCACATTATTTTAAAAGTGGCAGAAAACACTCTGGAGGTATGCACAAAATGCCGAATGGTGATATGCACTCAGGGAAAACACATACAAGAACAAGCCAAAAGTTATTTCATTTGAATGAGCTTCCCAAGAACATACAAAAGAAAATCAAAGCAAGGACATAATGGCAACGACAGCACAAGCGAAACGCACACCCTCTGGTCGGATTACATACCGGGGTGAATCATTTGCCGGGTATAACAAACCTAAAAGAACACCCAATGCATCTAAAAAGTCTGCGGTCCTGGCAAAAAAAGGAAACCAGATAAAATTGGTACGATTTGGTGACAGTTCTATGCGTATCAAAAAGGACCAACCAGCAAGACGCAAAAGTTTCAGAGCTCGTCATAAGTGTGACACAGCAAAAGATAAATTTTCAGCGAGATATTGGAGTTGTAAAGCATGGTAACACGACCAGGACTATACGCAAACATAAGAGCACGACAACGCAAGGTGGCCAAGGGTGTTAAAGATCCCAAAACTGGCAAGAAAATAACGATGCGTAAAAAAGGACAAAAAGGTGCTCCAAC